TTGATGTCTTTTAAAGTCAGCCGCAGCCTGTTCTGCCAAAGCTGCCAGATCTTCTTCGTTGGCTTCTATGGCAATTTGTTCAACAGGAGCCGGCTCAGGCGTAGCCTGGGCAGGCGACTGTTGATCTCTAGGATCACTGTCAAGAGGAGGAGGGTTGTTGTTAGTGAATTCTTGCGTTGACGCAGCAGCCTCGGATGTCGGCGCGACATCCTCGGTAGGCGCTGCTTTAATCAACGGCTGCTGATCTGCGTAAAAAGTAAAAGAATCTCCACCCCATTCTAGCTCATCAAATTGAGTGTTTTCTGGGAAAAGCTCCGCAATCCTTTCATCGAATGCAGACAAGACTACTGATTCGAAATGATTACGAAGATCTTTATTCGCTGCCATAACACTTGCAGTATATTGATCTGCATCCTCAAATTTTCGAGTAAGCTGTTTGTCTTTAAACGTAGCAACATACGTATTCTCTTCACCAGGAATGATCTCAAACTCAGCTTTGAGAACCTGATCTCCAAGCTGATCCATTCTTTCTTCTTGAGAAGAAATAGATTCGTTTGGAGTCTCCATCGTATTATTAGGTGAAGTACCCTCTTTGAAGAAATCTAGATTATCAGGAGACGGATTGAAATATTCTTCTTGAATACTGGCGTCTGAGGAATTCCAGTTTGTAGTAAAATGAAATTTACCATTAAAAAATTCACCACCGCTTGGGTCTATAGAATTAGTGTTCCCTTTTTCAAAAAGAGCAAAAACCTCTTTATTGAGAAAACTGTTTAGATAAGAATTTGAACCAAAAGGATCTTGGTCATCTGCAATAAGCTTCTCAATACGAGCAGTCCATTCAGGATTAAATTCGACTGTATAATTGTTTGAAAGCTCGCCTTCAGCGTCTCTTAAACGAGTGACTCCAAAGCGTAAATCTTTTCTGCTTTTTGCAGAATTCAATTTAGTTGTAGAAACTGTTGGCGCTGCTTTAGGAACAGCACCTTGACTCAAAGCCTCTAGGCGAACAAGAACAGCTTCTATGTACGCCAGTGTTTTAGGTGCTTTATTAGATAGATCAGACAACCCTGTGCCAAGACCATCTTGAGGGATGACAACTTTGCCCCCATTTTTAATATGATCTACAACACGCTGAAAATCCTCATTGAGCTTCTCTTTGTTTTGTTCGTAAGTATCGTCAGACCAAAATGCTTCAGGTTTTGTAGAAGGAGAGTTCTTGGTGCGTATACCTACAGCATTAGGCTCGCCCCGCATCTCTTTTGCTTGTCCACCTAACCCTTTGCCTTGGTCGTTATCACCAAACAAATACAAAGTATCTGGATTGGTTTTTAGATCTGCACGGCTAATGCGCTTTTGGGTTTTAAATTTTGGTTCGTCTTTTTTAACGATTGTTGGCGTAACGGCTTTAGCAGATGGTGTTGTTGTATTAGTAACTACTGGATCAACAGGCTGAGTGTCTGTGCCCATTTCAAGATCAGCTTTGTATGCTTCGTAAAGAACTTTGTTTTCAGCTAAAACAAGCAGATCTGCTTTAAGCTTTTCTTTACCTTTATCGCTCAGATCAGTTCTGTTTTTCTGCCTATTAAGCAACTTTTCCATAGCTTCGTGTTTTGCAATAAAAGCGCGCTTTTGGCTTTTAAACTTTGGTTCATCTTTTTTGACAGCAGTTGGTTTTGTTTCTTCGGTTGTATCACTGATAACCTGTCTAACAGGAGGAACCACAGCTTTAAAATCAACTACGTCTTTAGGACGGAGCATACTCAGCTTAGCAGCAAAGCCACCAACGTAACTAGAGACGTCTATAGTGAATGATTTCCCGTTATGATTAAATGTCTGAGGTATTTTTGACTCTCTAACCTCTGCAATCAAATCAATAGTAATACCTGCGATACCTTCAAATGTTTCTTTGGATCCACGAAGAAAAAAGTAGCTGCCTACTTTTTCGCCTGTTTTTTTGTCATGCACATCATAACTACGCTGAGGATTGTTTGCCTTAACATTCCAAGTAGAGCTAACGTTTCTAATTTCATACCCAGCAGGCACAACCGCAAGACCTATGACTTTAACTCCACCTGGAGTAAATGTATAAAGTGTCTTGGCATCACCCCAATTTTCGGGGTCTCCGTTTGAAAACCATTCAAATGCTGCATCCACATCATCAGGTTTAAAAAGCAGATCTACATCATGCAGCGGGCTGTTTGCTTTACGGTATATAGGAACTTGGTCTGCATACGCCACAGAGCCAGTAAGAGTAAAATTCAGCCCTGATTTGATCAAAGATGTGAGTACTTGAACTGCAAGAGGATTGTTACCCATCTCTTTTTGGAAGACTAGTTTCTCAAACCCAGCCTGGGGTTTGAAAGAATAATCGCGGCTTGTAGTGATTCCTGTAATTGTGTCTGCAAGTGCGCGTTCAATGTTAACAAACTCTTTGCCACTGAAAAATGACATCAATTTATTCAGTGAATTGATAATGGCAGTCCAAACTGTTTTGTCGATTTTCGGAGGAGTTCCGGTCTCAAGCCAGCTACGAAGAGATGTCTCGATTACAGATCGTGGGATCTTAACCTTCACAGATTCATTTATGTCTGTGTAAAGCGCATACGAAAGAGCTCTGGAAGCTTCATCCAAAAATACTGGGTCATCGTTATGAAGACCTGTAATGTATTTACTGGCAATACGCTCAAGATTCAAAAGACTAACGTCAGAAGTATCTTCAAACTTGAAATTAAGCTTACTTAGCAATTCACGAGTCTTATCTCGTGCTTCCTTGACAGCAGCAACAGCAGATTCACTCTGGGTGATATAAGCAGAATCCACCGCGGCAACTTCGTCAGCCACGTCAGCCTTCGGCTGCGTGGCTTCCTCAATCGGTGCCGCTGTCTCAACAGGGATAGGGTCTTTTTTTGGTGCTTTCTTGGCTTCTTTTTTAGCAGCCTTGTTTTTGATTTTTTGAATAGCTTTGGCGGTTGTCTCATCAAGAGCCAGAATGCTTGACCGCATATAGACTTCATCAAAAATAGAAGAACTAGGGCCTACATTGAACATACGTTTAATGAAGACTTTAACGGCCGCAGCAATTGAAGGACGTGCATACTCGTTTTCGGTTTTAAGATCTGACACTTCTTTTTTAGTCAGACCATAAGACATGTACTCATTGATTGCGTACACGTATCCTTGAATACCGCCGCGGTCTTCGTTGTCATCAATCAATGCATCCATAATAGCTTGGACGCGCTCCATGGTAGCGTTTTCTGGTTCCAAAGCGAGAAAGCCTCGAGCAGAGTTCCAAAGCTCTTGAGCAGCTTTCTCAGCGTCTGTACGAGCTTCTCCTTGTGCTTCCACTTTAAGAAGGTTTTGATTCAAAACCTCTAATGTGACAGCATGAAACATCTCATGCAGCAAATCAGAAATAGAGTCATTGAATACAACGATCTCATTTTTAGCTGGGTCAAACCAACCATCTGATTTGGAGACAGCCTCTGCTGAAGTACCCTGTCTGACTTTGATGTCTGGATTCAGCTTGAATACAGCACTCTTCTCAATGAGAAGTTTGATTTGTTTTTGAGTAGCTGTCAGATTTTTAAGCGACGACAGGTAATCAAGAGCTTGTTCTATAGTCGTAAGAGGCTGATCACCAAACAGCTCATCAAGACTCAGAACATCTGAACCTACCTTGGTGAGATTGTCTTTAGCAACAGAAGCAGCAGTGGAACCAGGAACAGAACTATCCCTGCCATCATCGGTATTGTTCCGATCAGCGGTTTCTTGACTGGCTTTTTTATCTTTAGATTTCTTAGGGACATCTTTTGTAGAAACCTCCGGAGCAGATCTTGCAGCTATTTCCGTGAATGGTTTTGTGCCTTCTGGGAACAGCTCAGGAAACTGTTTCAAAGCTTCATTAAACACGCGAATGCCTGTGTTCGTATCATCAATGACACGACGAAACGTTTCTAAAGAACTTGCATTTTTAGGGTTAACATAAATAGCATTGCCGTCTTCTTTTGTCGAAAAGCCACCGCCATCCTGACGAAGAGTTTCGTATTTTATGTTACCGTCTTTTCCAGGATTAAGTGGAATAAATATCTCTGACTCAAATCCAGCATTTACTTTGTTGATTTGGTTTTGAACCAGATTCTGCAAACGCTCTGCCGCAACTGAAGACTCTATACCTTCAGACTTAGCTTCACCATCAGAAGCTCTAGACGCTCTTTCAGCACCTTTGAATATGATGGACAAAAGCTTATTAACAGAAGGTACTTCACGATACGGCTGACTGGTAGGTTGGAAAAGAAGCTGTTTTCTGACTTCTTCCGTAGTATTATCGGTTTGCTCCAGGCTTTTCTGTGTAGCTCCTGTTTTTGACTCACCAGGCGCTTGTGCAGCCTTAGCAACTTCAAGTGCTTTGAGCTGAATTGGCGTAAACTTAGAGGTGTCTGTGTTGTTCAGTCTCTCTGTTTTGGTGCCAACAGGGTTTTCCATAACATCACGAACCGTGGCGCTCGTTTTGTTAGATGTGTTAAGGACTTCATTTGCTTTTTCAATGCCTTGAACAAAGGCACGTCCTTGCAAAAGATTATCCAGAGTCATCTTAGCTACTTGAGCCATTGTGGGCTCAGGCTTTGCGGTATTTGGTTCAACAGTTGCCGCAGCTTCTAGATCAAAGTCAGGCACAGTATCTCTGAACTCCTGAACTGCAGCCCATTCTTCGACAGCAAATTCAGATGCAGCAATCAGTTGATCACTGTCTTTATACGCGTCTTTGCTTTTAGGATCAGCAACGAGTTTTTTTAGGACATTCTGGAGTGTAGCCAGTCTGGAACCAGGGATAACATCGTCACTGAATTTTTCTGTGCGTGCTTTATAAACGTCAGATTCAGTGTCAATAAAGACATCTGGAATTTGTTTGACCTGCTCTAGATTTGCTAGAAGCTCGTCCAAAGCTGCAGGTTCAATGCTACCTGGCTCAGCGGCGAGAATCTCTTGACTGTCTACAGCTATGCCGTTTGCTTTAGTGACAATGTCATCAAAAATAGTGATGCTTTCCTGAATAGCCTTATCGCCAAGAGGACCTCTTTGCTCCATTCTGGCTCTTTGCTTATCAGCTAGAATTGCAATGCCGTACTTTGCAATAGATCCTGTTTTATTAGCAACTTTGCCGACTGCGTGAGCAAGCAAAGGCGGAGCAGTAATGATCTGTGTTGACCACATACCGCCTATCCAACCTTGTGTAGCTGCTTGACCAACACCAGCCGTAAGGTTTTTGTTAGGATCTGCGTATTCTCTTATACCTAGGTTAGAGGATAGTTGACCCGTGGCACCCTGCCATGTTTCTTCGATTGTTTGAGAAGCAACTGTTTTAATATTTTTGGCAGTGACTGCTCTACTGAAAGGTGCTGCTTCAAATTTTGCAACACCATAGCCTGCAGCAGTACCCAGAGCTGTTTGTATAAGCTGTGCTCTAACACCAGCTTTATCTGCAATATAAATCTTAGCGTCTTTTTCAGACCAACCAGCATCAATAAGGGCTTTGTAATCAGGAGACTTCATGAGCTGCTCATGAGTCATTGCGTTTACTTCAGCAATTGCTCCATTGTAAGCACCCTGGCCTTCTATAAGACCAATAGTCGACGATGTAATTCCTCGTTTAGCAACCTCTTTAGTCCCTGCTTTCAGGGTGGTTGCGGCAAGAAGTCTGGAACCAAGAGCAGACGTACCGCCTGTAACCAAAAGAGCAGGTCCCGTAGAACCTATTGCCTCTGCTACAAGCTTGCCTTTTACGGATGGATTATTGTCAAGTACTGCTGCTTCAATAGCAGAATCGCGACCAAATTTACCTACTGCATCAAAAAACTGACCTATTTTGTCATTAGGATCTCTGGCTGCTTTTGTTTGTTCGTATTTATATTCAGAGTCCGCAAACAATATGTCTCTTTGTCTTTGCGCTACATCTGTCTTTGCTTTCATTGAAGCAGTTTCGCCAGACAAAATTTCTTCTTGAATTTTTTTAGTAAACTCTTGGGTCTTGGCTCTGGCTTCTCTCGAGTCTACTTTTGGTTCAACAACACCAGTCATATTGTTGGCAAGAGTAATTGGGCTGTAGTTTTGTGAAGCACTTACTGTCAGCAAACCAAAGTTAGCAATAATTCCACCAAGGCCAACTACTCCTGCGGCTACCTGACGGCTAGCGTCATTTACATGTTCACCAGTAGTACGACTACGAGCTTCAAGTGCTGCATCCGAATAAGGACCTTTATTTGATCCAGGAGCATAAGACTCATAGTCTCTTTTATAGAGGACTTCGCCGTATTTGCGTCTAAACTCAGTTCCCGTAAGAGCATTGCGATCGAGCTGATACTCTTCTTGAGGACCTATGCCTATTATTGCTTGTCGCACAGATAGGGGTTGGTAAGAGGGCCTTGTAGGCTCTGTAGCGTTTTTTAAGGATTCCTCACCAAGCAGTTGTAGCTGCTTTCTAAGAACATTATCGCTCATGAGGATTTACCTTCTAGCCGTGTTCATATCACCAAAAAACTGTTCCATCCTAAGTTCTTGTATTTCGGCATCCCGTTCTGGACTAGGAGAAGTCGCCAATAGTCTTGCCATACCACTTTGGCCTAAAGCGCCTACTTCGTTATTCATGTACGATGAAAGACCGGTCAACATATCAATTTCTTCGTCACGCAGTTTACTGAGTTTCTGCATCTCTGCTTCGCTTCCTTTTTGAGAAGCAAGCACATACTGTAATTCCAATTCTTTAATTTTAGCTTCTGAATTTTCAGCCAAAGCAACTTGGCGGGCTATTCTTACTCTTTTGGCCGCAACCTCACCTGTATTTGTTTTACGCCAAGCTTCGGCTTTTTTCTTAAAAGAATTAAAGTCTAATTCTCGTACACCATATTCTTTACCGCCAGGAATTAGTAATAATGGATTTGTGTTAGATTTGATAGTGTCTTGCAGTATAGCAAGAATTTCACCATCAGTCATAATTCTACCACCTTCAAGTTTTTGTTCTTTTTGAAAGTTGGTAATTTTTGTTCTCATAGCATTAGGAATAACTTGAATTCCGTTAGCATTTTGAAGATCAAATGCTTCAAACAATTTAACCTGAGTGCCGTCAGGTTTAACAACGTTGTTATTAAATTGTTCTGCTTCAATAAATGTTTTAAGAAAAGGATCTGTTTGCTGAAGAAGCTTTGCGTTGGCCAAAATAGAGCCAACTTCACTGGCAATGTTTACGTTGTTACGAGCGTAGTCTTCTGATACACGTTTGGCGTACAACTCACGATTAGCTAAGTCTTCTCGACTGCTTATATTTGAATTCGCAGCATTACCTGGATTTTCTCTCCTCCGTGCGGTTTGAATGTCTACAAAAGCGTTCGCGTCGCCTAATATATCGATACCCGCACCAGCAAGCTGATTAGGATCAGTGGTTTCATAGATATTTTTTACAGCATTGGTGAGATACAAAGCGTCTTCTGGGCTCATAGTGCCATCTCGTACCCTTTTTTGCACATCTTCATAAACGGAGTTTACATTTACGTATCTATTAGCAAGAGCATTTGCTTTTTTGTCCAGCTCTCTATTATTTTGGGCTTGAGTAGCAAGCCGATCTGCTTCTGTGGCAGCTATTTCAGAAGCTCTATTGATATAATCATAATCTGTCTTTAACTGACTATCCACCATATCTCTGTTGCGGTTTTCATCAGAGTTTTTATCTCGAGCACTTCTATCAGTTTCAGCAGTGGCTAGAGCAGTAATGCCTTGTTCCATTAAGTTGCTGGCGTTATCTCCATATGTTGCCTGCAAGCGAGAAAGATTCTCTGCTACAAACGCACGAAAGCCTTCTACATCCCCACTAGTCGACAGCACGAAAGCTTGGCTTATTACGTCAGCTTCTTTTGTATTAAACTCATTTGTAAGGTTTGTTGCGTCAAGAGTAGCTCGGCTCATATCTGCTTGAGTACCTGCAAATCTATTGTCTTGTTTAAGACCTTCTCTGATGAGCAAGCTTTCTTTAGATTTTGCTATCTGTTCAGCGCCGCCTACAATAGCGCCAAAAGGGTTAGAAGCATTAAATGCTTCCATCTCTTTACCTACATTTAAAATCTCATCTTCGCTCTTAGCGTTGGTTGCTTTGAGCGTAAAATACTCAAGAGCGCTGTTCTGCATTTTTTCTTTTTGAGCGGCGTCTCGTGCGTCTTTTCTCGCACCCAGGTTTGTAAGCCCAGCACCAATTGCGGCTATTCCACTTGCTGTTTGATTAGCAGCAGAGGCCATACCTTCGGTATCAATACCTGTAGGCAGACCGATAGAATTGAATCTAATAGCCATTGGTGTTTCCTGACATTAAGCAGACAGAGTCTGATCTTCAACTTGCTTACGGTTTTTAGCACGATCTGCTAGTTCACGATCATGATCTTCTTTGGACATATTGTATTGTTTGGTCCAAGCATCTTTTTGAAAATTAAGGCTTTTTCCCGCTAGCTTGGTTTGTTTAAAACCTTGAATGACACTAAACAGACCGGCAAGTGACTGGGCTACATTACCCATCATGCCAAATCTACCGCCCCAATCGGTTTTACCATCACCAAAATTAGGTGTCCCATTCGCTCCTGTGGCAGACATATGGCCTCCAGCAATGCGAGAGTCATTTGAGATAGATCCAGGTGCGTACTGGGTATCATTGTAAAAAGGATTAGCTGGTCCTGCAGAACCAAAGCCAGCAATACTTGTTGAGATTGGTTGAGCTGTAGGGAGCGTTGAAGACCATAGAGAACTGGTGCTTTGCGGCTTAGGTAACGGTGTCCAATCCATAATAAATATCCTATTTAGATTGCTTTAGATTTACGCTGTAACCTAAGACAAAGTCAATGAAAGGTCTACAAATCTATAGACCATAGAGTGGCTTAAAGAAGAAAGGTCTGTTGCTAAGGTCCGAGAAAGAAACGTTTCGGGTGATTCCCTAGCAGAAGCAGCCATTACGAAGTTTTCACCAAATATCTTGGTATTGTCGAGCGGGTTTGAAAAGTCGACCAGCATAAGAGGATCTATGACGTTTTTGCCGTCAAACTCTGACATAAGCTCTTCAAGCTCTTTTTGCTTAGCTTGAGAATCTTCACTCCACTTTTGGGTCTCTTCCATAATCTTCTGATAAGCAGACTGTTGATACAGCCTCACTAGATCTGTTGTTGCGTTAGTCATCATCAACAGTTTGTCGATCGATGCCATATTACCAATGTTTGCTGCCATATTCCCAGTAGACCAGCCACCTGGGCCTGAACCAAGAGAAATAGCAACTGCTGCTATTAAGGTTATGATTTGACCTATTTTATCTCCAAACAGCTCGCCAGCCACTGAACCAATGACTTGAAGTACTATAAGTGCAGCAACTGCATTTACCGCGGCACCTACAGCAATTGCCAGGACGCCGGTGAAGCCCAATAGTGCTCCAACTGTTGCGGCACCTCCTAATAGTCCAAAACCTCCTTCAGCAGTAGCTGCTGCAGCTTCAGGACCAAAGTAGTAAAAAACAACTGCAACAACTATAGCAATAACGATAGCAAGAAGTACTTTGAAGATGCCTTTTTGATACCATTTAGTTTTTACGACTTGGTATGAATTAAATACCAGTATGAAAGATTCTCGAGCCAGCTCAGTAGATATAACTGAACCAAGACGCTTAAGCGTAGGTTCATGAAGAGGTATAATGAACCCAGACTCGTCTGGATCTGCCATAGCTTCTCGAGCTGTGATGTCGACAGACTTGCCTTTATAAATCAGGTTTTTATGCATCAGACCCTGAATCTTAATCTCAATATACTCAAGAGAATTGATCTGCTTTCGTATTGTCAGACCCGTTACAGGATTAGAAGATGCAAACTCTCCATTGATAAAACCAAGCACTGTTCTTTCGTTGTAGGCTATGCCTTCTTTGACCTCGACTTCGCCTACCTTTGCTTCAGCAAAGGCTTTACCTGTAGCTCTGGTTTCAGAAATATCTGACCAAGAGATCTTCATGTCTAAAACACCAAGCTCCGGTGTAGGCAAAGTCAGATGGATGTTAGTAATCTGGGGAGCCACGGATTGAGTGCCTACGTCGACACCCTGAAGATACCCTGGGTTTATTGGGTCATTAAAAGCACGATTGTTCAGAAGAGGTGAATCTACATTCAACTCGCGTAATTGGTTACCCAAAGTGTCATTGGTGGCCTGATAGTTTGTGAAGTCAGCGGCCGTGGTAGTTTGTCGACCAGCAAGTGTACGAAAAAATTCAAACAGGTATTGTTTTTCGACATTGCTTTGTGTGTTCAAAGAAACTCCAAACACAAGATAAGCGTAATCAATATCGCCAAGCGAAGGATTAGCTTCAATCTCGGTAAGTGCATCATCGATGTCACCTCCAAGACCTTTTTTCCATGCTTCTCGAATCTCATCTTCTTTACCTGTAGCGGGAGATCCTGCTTCAAATACAGATTTGTTATTAATCCTAAGAGGTATGAATGGATAAAACTCTCTTGTTGCTGTGCCGTCGTCTAACTGAACACGGTAATCATCTAGGGCAGCAATTCCATCACCAATCTTATAGATAAAGACTTTAACTGGATACGAGGTATCTGTGACAGTGTTTCTGGCTGTGTAGTAAGCCACAAGCACAGTGTCACTAGAATCAAAACCAGGCTCAGAAAAGTACTCACTAGATATAGGTGTACCTGTTGGATACTCTGCGCCTGGAACATACTGGATCCAGATATCATTAGTATCAGGATCTACGTCTGCAGCCCAATCAGAGTCAGCCAGCTCAGGTCTGTTTTCATAAATAAAGCGTTCGCCATAATAGCTCTCATCGGCGTTATCGATGAAAGCAGTATTTACGGTTACTTCAATGTTCGGATCGCTGGCAAAATCTTCTACAAGAATTCGCGCTGCTACTGCGACACTATCAATAACTTCATTATAATTGATAGCCGCTCGGGCCATACCAAAATCGTAGTTGTTCTTAGCCCACCTAAAAAAGCTTTTTTGAGAGGCTCTTGGTCCATTCCTAATACCTAGACCAATAGCCTCACCCATACTAACATTACTCGTTCCCAGAGCATTGGCGGCTATGATTTCTTGAATATAAGACGAACGATTGGTGTCATCATCTGCCATTTTGTAAACGGTAGAGGAGACATAAACTTTTTTCTTACTACCAAAAAGGCTCATAACTTAGATCTTTTTATGTGAGACCAAGATCCAGCTTAAGGCTTGCAAGCACTTCATCTACGTTTGAATTGGTAAACTCACTTGGCGCAGCCAAACCTTCATCCAAAGACTTCTGCGTGATCCACGCGTCAATCCAGAACTTGGCACCCTTATGTCTAGCGTCTTTAATGTATGAGTCGATCTGCTGATCATACAGGGCTTTTTGTTTGCCGATCGCGCCTGTGATAGCGGTAACACCATTGACTCTAGTGTCCATTGTCTGAGCTCGCTGAACCTCAACCTGTTCCTTGGTAAGGTTAAGCTGCTCAGGCAAAAGACTCGCCAATTGATATGTCTTGATCGCCACGTCTTTAACCAGACTGTCTTTTTGTTGCGGCATGATTTGCGTGGTCTCATAGTTTGTCTTAGCCACGCCGGCCGGCAACACATATGTGGTCTGATATTGAAGCTGGGCTTTCTCTTCAGGCATAATGTCTGTGAGCTGGTAACCAGCAATATCTGTTTGGGCTTCAATCTGAAGCTTCTGAGCAGCACTTACTTCCATGTCTTTTTCGATCTTGGTGTAAGTAATGTCTTCAGTAGCAAGTTTCATTTTGTTGAGAGCGTATTCAGCTTTAGCTGTAAGCACCTGGATCTCAGTGAGAACCAAAGATTGTCTTTGCTGGGCTAGCATAGCCGCGGCAATGACTAATTTAATCTCAGCTTCGCGCGCCTGCATCTGAATCAGTGCATTAGTGTACGTGGCTGCGTCTTTTTGAATGAGAAACTGTGTCGCTGTTTGAAGCGCCGCGGTAGTCATTTGTACGTAAACTGATGCGTACTCTTGGCCTGATATACGCCCAAGGTCGTATTCTTCACCTATATGGTTCCGGACAGACTTCATAATGACATCAAATACACCGACGCCATCTGGGTTTTTATCTGTCAGCTCTTCAACAGTTACTGCTGTAGGAGCCACATAAAGTGGATTGCCCACAGTAGAAGGAAGAGCAAAGTCAGTAGAAGTGATATCTACAGCTACTGACGGGAATGCTTCAGCTGTCGTAAGCTCAACATAAATACTTTGGGCTTCGGTCGAAGGATCGTTAGCCATGAATAGTTCCCGTCAGCAGTTAGATATTAAACCAAGCCTACGCGTTCAGCAGCGGCTTGACGAATTGCGAGTTCATTGAGCTCTGCCTGTGTAAGAGGAGGCAGAACATTGATTGTGTACTCAGGCGTCATTGACTGGACAACACGCTCTGTACCATCAGGGTTTTTGACGGTCGTCACACGCTGATACTTACGACGCTTGAGCATATCATAAAGAATCTGCGGTACATGGTAGCCTTTTTCGGTGTCTTCACCAAAAGGAATGAACTTGCGAACCACACCAATATACTTATTGGAGATAGTAAGAATCTCGCCTTTGAGGTCATTTTTTGCCGGATTGTTATTGTAGATCTGGCAACGAATAAGCTTCAGGCCCCGGTGTCTCTGTACTGCTCTTATAATGCGTGTACGCAAATGCGGTGGATACTCAAGAACATCATCTGTATCCATAAGCAGCATCTTTTCTAAAGAAGGGGTTTCCCCTTTACGAGGAACTCTAGGATCCGAAGTTTTAGCTTTAGGAGCCAGAGTTTTTGTCTGGACTGCTTCTTGTTCAAGCGGATCTTTAGAGAATTTTGCTTCTTCTTCTTTGATTTTTTGAGCAAGTGTTTCTTCTCCAATATTAGGAGAATGCTTTAGACCCATTGCGTTAGCTTTTTGCTTAAGGGACTCCAAACGAGTGGGTCCGTTGTCAAAAGCATCTTCGCTCGCAGTAGCTTCTTCTTCAAAATCTTGTTCTGTGTTTTCATCAGACATTGGGTGTTTCCTGTTTCTTTGGAATACCTGCGCGAACAGCAGCGTCTTTGCTTTCGAGCAGTTTACGAAGAGCAACTGTGCGCTCTGGGTTACGTGGTGTTGTGTCAATCAGCATTCGAGCCAAATCACAAAACGGCTTAGATTTACTTTGAAGAATCTGAGGCAAATGCACATAGTGGAAATATTGCAAAATGTGGTCTGTCTCTATTTCTTTCTTTGAAAACTCAATGGGAGCTGGGTGGATTTCTTCTGACATATTACTAGTACCTCTTGGGTTATTGTCTCGGGTTACACAGAGTAGCCTGGCTAGACCACCCAAGAAAAATCTAGCCAGGCAGCGCCACCCTCGATCTCCCAAAAGAGGATGACGCTATTCTGTATTACTCTTTCGCAAGAGTCTTGATCAGAGCAAGACGCTCAGGACGCAGGATCATCGTACCATACCACCACTTGATGGAATGGAAGCCGATCTCACCGTATGGATTCGTACGGTCAGCAATATCCACGCCAGGCTTCTTGTGAATCATCTGCCACTTGACGCCCTTGCCACCAATCTGGAAGCCAATGGTCGTAAAGGAAGCTTCACCAACAACAAGCATCGGATAGATGTTGTAGTTAGTGCCATCATCACGGAAACCAGGGTTTGTGGTGACAGCTGCACCTGCACCCTCGTAGTGGAGCATCTCAGGAACCACAACAATGCGAAACTGAGCGACTGTGCCAATTTCACCATTAAGCGTGGTAGTAGCGGCTGCATACTGGTGAACGTGCACAAAAGCTTTTGCTGCAAAGGGATCAACCATCTCTTCAACAGTGGCTTGGAGCTCGTTACCGATATACATGACACGTCCACCACGAATGGTGCGCGTATCAATCATGCGGGAACCAGTAATAATCTTGGTCTCTCTTGGCGTACGGTTGTCGTCAAGAACAAGGCTAAGATTGAAGAGGTCTCTGTAGTCGACCACGGCCGGATCAGCAGACTCACCATCAACCGTGATGTCAGAGACAGCGTCACCTGCATAAGCAACGACGCCGGCACCTTCAAGAAGGTCAATTTGGAGAGCAGCTTCAGAAATCTGAACAGCACCGGAAACGAGTTCACGGTTCATATGCATCATCAGTTCTGCATCCGAATCAAAGTCGATCGATTCCTGAGAGTATTCAGTAAAGAAGCCGAGCTTCGAAATAGTACCTTCACGGATGATACGTGTAAAACCAACGCGGTTAACACGGCCACCAGATTCAGAAACTACAGGTAGTTTCGATGTGATCGTACCGACATCCTTCGAGGAACCATAAAGGTTACCGTCAGCAATAGCAGCACCAGCAGCATCAATACCCTGGTCGTTTACGTTGCGAACGTCCAGAAGTGGAACGTAATGGTAAACTTTAATCCGCTTACCATAATGCTTAGGCATCGACATAGTGTCAGCCAGGGGCATAAAATACATTTCACGACGAGCGTCGATAAGAGCCTTCTTTTGATAGAAGAACTCGTTCATTTGGCCGCCACCGACAGTCGAATCTACCGAAGGCGGATTATTATAAAGATGAGCTGCATCAGCCATGCTCTTAATCCTATGTTAATGATTGGACCGAACCATCATTAAGCAAATTTCTCTAGACCCTCGATTTTTGCAAACTCTTCGTCACTCATATTCATGACGTTAGAGAGGTCAGCTTTAGGCGTCACAACCGTCTTAACCGGGGCAATAGCTTTAACCGCGGCTGAGCTGTTAGATTGTTTCGGTGTTGCAGCTTTCGTAGCAATAATCTTAGATGGTTGAGGAGTTACTGTAGTTGGTGCGGGGGTTTGTTTCGTTAGATCAGCACTATCGCTGGTCAGGTTATTGAACGCGCCCTTATTCTGCATCTCAGTGCCCACTTGGTGGTAGGCAGTAAGGAGCGGCATATTGGCAAATTCACCTAAGGTCTTTCTGCGGTCGATCTCAGCAGTGATCAGATCATAAACACCTGATTGCTTTTGTTCGGTCAGAATCCTTAGAACATTTGGCTCATCAAGAGCCATTTTTCGGCTGGATTGGTCCCAGTCAACTCTAACTGCTTTCAAAAGAGCTTCGCCTTCAGGCTGTTCCTGAACTTCTCTAAGAACTTCTTCGAGAGCGACTTGATCTTCTGTAGCTAGATAGTTTTTAGGTTGGTACGTCTTGTCAGCTTCTTTAGCATTGTCGTCAACAACAATGTCGTAAGGATCGATATCTGCGTCACGAACAAGCTTTTTAATTGCTTCTGGGTTTTTGTTGTGAAGTTCGACAAGAAAATTAAGATCGCTGTTTGTAATACCCGCGTTTTCAAGAGTTTTTACTTGAGCCAACAAAGGTCTTACTTGCGTTTGATACTTGATATGTCCTGCGCCCATTTGCATGAGACGAATAGCTTCTTCGGGTGTTCTTGCCTGGACTGTTTTACCGTTGGCTTTAAACGGTTTCATCATCTCTTTGTAAGCAAGTACGGCCGCAGCATCATCTACTTGAAGAGGATCGTCAGAAGCGACAGCTTCTTTCTCTTCTTTTACGGGCTCTTTAGCTGGGGCTTTTTTAGCCGGCACAGGGTCTTTAATTGCTGAGTCAGCAACAACCTCTGCTTCGTTTTCTTTTTCGTCTTCTTCTGTAGAAGCGACAACTTGTTCTTTTTCAGAAAGTTGTTTTTCAAAGTCTTCGTCAGACATCTCCAGAACGTCTTCTTGTTCTGGTTCAACAACTTCTTCCTCTTCAGAAACTACTTCTTCAGTAAAAGCTGATTCTTCAAGAACTGTTTCATCAATAATTTCGTCTTCTGGATCTTTCACAACAGGATCAGCCATTAGTTAAGATCCTCCGCGTCTACATCGCCTTGACGGAGCTCATCCAGGTTTTCCTGATGTGCTATTAGCGCATCGTTAGCCTGTGTGCCCATTTGCAAAACGGTATGGAAATATCGTTTCAATGAAGCAATGCCTTGAATATCAGTAGCAATATCATCCTTCGCTGCTTTAAGCGTAGGACTAGGGCTTCCAAAGATATGGGCCAATCTGATGGCTTCTTCTCTCAAGTAGTCTTCCTCGATAATTGCCCTAAACTCGGCATTCTCCATAAGCTTGCGAAGTTGACTTGCTTTTTTAACTGCAGCATTGGCTTCTTCGATCGCCAACTCAACTTCTTGGATTTCTCTCTCTAGTCCGGTCATTTGGGTGTTTCCTATATTCTTGGGTCTTTAGTAAACAATAGTCTTACTGTGGGAGAACTTGATTCGGGTCAAGTAATTCTTGTCCTGGAGGAACTACTCCTTCTGGTGGTGGAAGTGTTGGGGCTTGTGGTGGAAGTACACTTACTGGCTGATTACTTGCCGCGGCCAGTTTCTTTGTGAGTTGGTTGAAACCAAGTGCTTCTTCCAAATTCAAAGGCCCGTCTTCAGGCTTACGCTTATCAACCATGGCTTTAGTGATTGCCAAATCTTGGTTGCCACGAGCCTGTTCAGACTGTTTTTCCATGTCTTGCTGATGAGCGATACCTGAACCAGCCATCTCTGTTGCAAGATCTGTACTGTCTGCATCAGCTTGGAATTTCTCAGCCTGAGCGTTGTTTCTGTTAATCTCACTCTGAATTTTACCAATCTCGAGTTCAATCTTTTTAAGCTCAAGTTGTTTAAGGGCTTCCTGAACTGGATCTGGTTCTGGCTTGTAAGTCTGAATTTGGTTAGCAAGCTCAGGCATTTTTCTAAGCTTAGCAGTTTTAGCCAAGATCATTTGAGTAAAATCAAGAGGTAGTGTCGACACTGCAGTCTGTAGCATAAACGACAGATCTGCAGCTTTGCGCTCGTCGATCTCAGGAGTTGAAATATCAATGATGAGATCAAACTGCCCCTCAAGATCTTCTCTTTTAATTTCAACAAAAGTTTCGTTTGTTACGCGAACAGTCTCTCTCTCACTGAGAAAGACTCCGTTCATAGCAATGATTTTGATAGCAGCTTGCTTAAACGCTTCTGCGAGACGACGAAGAATATCCATCTCTCTTTTAGAAGCTGCATCCAAAGTACCACGAATACCTGCAGCTACATCACCAAAGCCTTCTCCCGAAATACCACCAGAGAATGCTTTGACACCTGTAAGACCTTCAGCTTCTTGGTTTTGAGCCACCAAAAGCTCAAGCGCAGAACGAGGTATTTCAGGATATTTATGTTGAATCAGGCCTGAGTTTGGATTGGTCGACGGGTTAAATTCGTAGTCTTCACCGCTTTCAAAACGTCTGCGGTTAGTGATATCCAACATACCTTTTTGAATGCCCTGCTGAGAGTTAGCAGAGCGACCCAGCAGATCAATCATACCTCTTGTGAGAGCACCAGAAATAGCTTGATTGTCTTCAAGCAATTCAGCATCTGGCTCACCAAATACAGATCTCTTTTTAGGAGAGTAACTAGCAAAAACGTAAGGAGGTCTTTGGTCTGGAAACGGGTTTAGTTCCATTCTGATGAATTGGTTGTCGATCCAGGTAGCAACAATAGGTTCAAGCTCACCTGTACCGTTGATGTCAGCCAAACCCCAATACTCATACGCAACAATGCGCTTACGGGCTTCATCATCAAAATTGAAATCTTGGGGTGTTGTTGTGCCGTGCTCTGTTTCTGTAAGCAGATCAGCACTGGCAAAACTAACAGAACCAAGGTTCTTATAGCGGCCGTCTTTCATGAGCTCTGCTTTTGAAGTCTCAAAAGACTCTACGATAAAAGCAGCTTTTTCTGGGTCTTCGCCGCATGAAGGATCTATGTAAAGGTTCTGATAATTAACCACTTTCATAGTAGGGTGGTTTTTTATAATCTTCTCTTGTTCAGCTTCTTCTTCACCTACTTGAACAGCCCATGCTGCTTGGCCTTGCTCTTGAGAGAACTCAATGCTGGCAATGATTGCTGGGTCCATCTCATAAAAAGCTTTAGGATTTGCGTCTTTCAGCTCCAGGGCTTGCATCAAAGCTTGTTCTTCTGGGGTGCCTTCCATGACTTCAGAGTATTGATAGATCGGAACCATAACAGTTTCGACTTCAACTTCTCTAGTCCAGCCAGGACGGAATACTACTGTGCCCTCATCTACAAAGATTCGAACCGCTTGGTTGACCAAATTAACTGGATTGATCTTGGTTCTGAACTGCCAGTTTAATAGAATAGCATTTTGAGAAGCTGCTGCAGTATCTTCAAAAGTTCTTGGGTTTACTTGGAAGATATCTTCAGAAGAGAGAAACGGTTCAGACAAAGCTGAGTATCTCCACTCTGCTTGTCGACGTACTAGCTTAGGTCTTACAGATGATTTGCCGCGGCGTTTGGCGGGCTGAACACCACCGTTTCTAAGAATCTCCCATCGATCGATGTCAGATACGTGAGTGTCTCTAAACGGTTTAGCAGCCCCAAGATCTTTTTTAAGATCAGTAATAGACGGTTCGTTGACCCAATCAGTGAGTTTTACTACGCCTGGACTCTGCTTATTAGACTCTCTTAACTGTTTAGCGTTAACAGTACTTATATCTTGTTTACTTTGAAGGTCTCTACCATTGACAATGGAGCTGTCATCAGAATCTAGGATATCTTGATCAGCCATTGGTGGCCCTCGAAGTTATGAGCAATGTTTAACAGGAATAGTGCTGTAACTTTTTAAAGTAAAGCCTAAGAACTAGTATCGAATTCTTCAGCTATAACGTAACTTTTTCCAGGAACTTCAGAACTTGGAAATATACAATTAAAAATATGGTTTGTTGAAAAGAGATATAAGCCCGCCAGCTCTGTCGAATACATCAATACGTGTTCGTTAGGAAGCTCTGCTGGAGTTCTATACATAACCTATCCTTTATACAAAAAAAGGTACGAACATTTCTGCTCGTACCTTCTCTCATAGGCTAGTTCTGGGGGGAGGCCTAGCCTTTAAGCCCTGCAAGGATCGCGTCAATTCTGTTTCCGCGGTCTTTAATTTTAGCTACTTCAAGTTTGAAGTCATCACCGACAACACCGCCTTTAGTGCGAACAGCTTCCATTTCGACAACAACACCATCCAATTCAGCAAGCAGTGCTGAATAAGAAGCAGAGCCAAACTTAACGCCTGTCAGTACTTTACCAACAATTGCCAGTCCGTCTTTGACAAATGGTGTTTGGTCACCAAGGACCGACTCAAGCATACGGAGAATGCCAACAGCACGTTCCGCAGTTTTAATGATTGCAGCTAGATTAGCCATTAGTTTAGGGCTCCTACATTAGTGAGGAAGTTATCAACATCGGTCCGGATTGGGTCGTATGCGGCGGAGAGTTTGCCTGCTACTTCAGCTGCGGCAAGGAGCCATTCAGCGGGAGCTTTAGGGCCTAGTTCACGAATTCGAGCATCGATGTCAGCGTACTCTGCGCCAATTTGGCCAGCAGCAGTCACTGCAGGTCTTAGAGTTTGCTCGACCGGGATGATCTTAGCACACGCATCACCTTCGACAGTGTCTGGGAGAGCAGGGCCACAAACAGTGATGATTGTGTCTTGTGCGGCACCAAAGGCTTTAATCGTGGTCAAAGCCGTTTCAGCAACACTACCAGAGTCCGCATAAATGTTTGGCGGAGCACGCATATCTGTAAAGCTATTACAGCCAGAAAGAACTAGGGCAACAGACGCCATAGCCATTGCGGCATTCTTCTTTAGAAATTCAAACATTAGATATGTTCCTCGTTTGGGTTGGTCTACTAGCAAAGCGGGTATTACCCCTCTAAAAGCATTTTGATCATTTTACCAGACCTAATTGGTCCAACGTCTCTTGCCCATTTAGAGTTCTGAAACCCTTTGGCCGCAGTCAAATAATCTCTTCTTTGGATTGCCGGCAAAGTATTTACAAAAGACAATAGACCAGAAGTCTTGGACCCAATACCCATATTGTAGCACAGCTCTACCATCAGACGCTGTCTCACAAGAGAGAGTTCTCTCCACCAGGGCAGGTGTTCATCTAGTTGCTGAGCGGCTTTTTTAAGGCGATTCTTGGCAAGATAAATTGCCTCTTCTTTTGTGATCCCACCACCACGATTTTTATCGATCATGGTTCCAATACCAATAGTGACAAGTTTCTTAGTGTCTAAATAGGCATGAAGAACCAGACCTTCATTATCTATTAGATCTTCCATAAGAAGATCGTCTTGATATGTAGAACCAAGAATAGTGTCTATTGGGGGTACAGAAGCAGGTTTAACCTCAATAGTAGTATATTGAGGTTTTTGTTTAGATTTAAAGAAAAATGAAAATAAGCTCATTAGCGTTTACTTTTTTTGAGTTTGATTGGGGGTTTCTGCCCCATTACCGCCGCTGTAAGAGCTGTCTGTGGTTGATGCACAGGCAGATACAAATACCAAAAAACCAATAACAATGTATTTCATAAGACTTATTCCTTTGATGTTTGATAAAAGATTAACTTTCCCAAAAAAGTCCACCACCTTTAGTGTATTGAATCGATTTTCCTGCTGCATCTGTAATTGTTGATACTACAAGATATTCAACAGATTTAACAGGTGTTTGGGAACCTGCTGATATAGAAAACGTAGCACTTGTTGGGCTATTTAATGTAACGGAAATGTTGTTCAGATTTGCTGTTTTGACTAGCTGATGTGAGTATGTGTATGGAGCAACACCACCTGTTGGTGTTAGCGTGATCGATCCAGTGTTGTTAGTTCCTGTGCCTATCTTAACTTTTACGTACACACCTGAGTGTGTAACAGACATTGATGCGCCTAATGCGCTATTTCCAAAGTAAACTTTACCATCTGTCGCCAAAGCAAAAACACCATTTGTTTTTGTTTCAGAGTTAAGAGCGACAGAGTTGAGTCCATACCACTGCAAAAGAGTGTTACTTACTCCAAATGGGCCACCATACCTAAATCTGTATTCGCCTGCGATTGTGTAAAACGTGTCTTTTGTTGATTCAAACGTAGTGGCTGTGCCAAGGTCAAGAGCGTCTGCTCGAAGCTTAATATTAGCTGCTGATAGCTCAATCACACTGCCGTAGGTTGTTCCATCTTCTAGACTAACAAAAGCGCCTACACCACCCCCGCTAACAGATATGCTGTATTTACCCGCTAAGTTACCTTCAATATCAGCAAGCGTTGAAGCTTGAACAGACACTGTTGAAGAAAGCCCTCCAACAGTGGAGCTTAGTGTTGTAACAGTGCCTGCTATAGCTGAATCCGCAGAAGCTCTAGTTGAAGCTTCTGTAGAGATGCTCGCAGAGATGCTTGCAGATAAGGCAGTATCAGCCAAAGCAAACTGAGAACGAATAAGCGTTCTGTCTGTGGCAGCTGCTGAAATTGCAGTAGTTCGAGCAGTTTGCTCTGTCAAAATATCAGCACTAAGCAAAAGATCGGCTGCTTCAAAAGCACTTTCAATTGTGAGTATAGACGCAGCAAGGGCTTCGTCTTCAGTTACATAAGCCAACTCAATAGAAGTAACTGACGCGTAATTAGCGTTATTTGATACTTGAAGTGCGTTAATTTGGGTCGCTTGGTTTAGACTAACCGCGGACAAACTATTTATTTGAGAGAGCTGACTTGCGCTTTCAGCCGTAAGAACCAATTGCTGTGCTGCTGTATCAAACGTGACTGTTTGGAGTTCAATAAGTGAAGCAGCAGTGTCTTCTCCTACAGCTTCAAGAGCGGTGATTCGGCCTATTGTTGTCAGGTTTGAAAAAACAAACTCGTTGAATGCAATTTCGTTGACATCAAGATCATCACGTAAACCATCAAGCAAAAGATCAATAGAATCTAGACGACCATCTGGATCAAAAAAAGAAGGTTCTAGCCCTGCAAGAGCCGTGTTCACTACAGCTTGAGCCAAAGAACCTATCTCAGCATTTGTTCTAGGTGTCGGAAGTAGTAGATCTACCTGAGCCAGGATGCTTGTTTCCAAAGCAGTCAGTTGAGCTTGAACCGCTGTGACATCAGCATTGTATGCAGCCAGTGTTGTATAATCTGAAAACTTATTTGTATTAGCTAAGATTGCTGCGTCCGCGGCAGCTAAAGCTGCCACGTTCGCAGCAATCCCATCAATTAGCACTTGGTGAGCAGCAACATCAAGAAAGCCTGTAGAACCTATTGGACCTATAAGACTTTCGAGCCATTCAGCTGGTGTACCAACAAAGCCTTCAACCAGAGCCAGCTCATAAGCATTGGCTCCCTGGAAAATAGTAATGTCTTTAAGAATATGGTGATCGACGTTCTCATCTGAGAGAAGCGTCAAGTTACGATCGAGGTTGAAAAGACTCTCGAGATAATAACTGACATGAGCAATTTGAGGTAAGAGAGCTCTTACCTCCTCGATCTGCGCCCACATATTACCAAGACGCTTATCGACGAGTCCTGATGGATTAGCAAAAGGACTGGACGTTGGTCTCATTAAATAAACCCTGCTTTATCAAGCTTGCTGTTAGACATGTTTGCGCTGACTGAGATGCTGTCTCTGATCTCAGACTGCATCAAAGCCATTTCATATTTTTGATGAAGCAATGCGCTTCTTGCGGCGTTGGCTGGACCGTTTATGCCTTCATAGATCTTAGAAGCACAAAGTAGCACAAGTACATCCTCCAAGGCAGGAGGCACATTGATAACAACGTCTGGGTCACCTTGGTTGGCTCCAGTACCAAAAGGGGCTGTGAGCACCGGGTGCAGAGCCTGGAAGATAACGTAGAACTGTTCGGTTTGTTGGTTGGAGCCAATCTGAAGACAATCGTACTGAGGCGTGAAGACCGACAGCGGCTCTTGGGTTTTGTTTAGGTACAGCTGCCGGCCAAACGCATCATAGACAGCAAGGATCTTGGCAATCCGGCCGTCAAAATCCTCGCACATACTATCATCAATGTAGAGTACAGGCTGAGCACTGCCCACATTACTCATGGCAAATTCATAACGCAAATAATAGTAAGAAATGTCTAGTTGGGTGTTAATCAGGACTTCTCGAGTTTTGAGTTCAAACCTCGTGAACAAGTCTTTCATTGCTTTATTGAGCTGCATCAGAACACCGGGCATATTCTCCTCTCGGATGAGCCCTGTGTTCAAATCTCCCATTTTGAGATTAGAGACTTCTCCGTATGCCAGTCTGGAAATAAGTTCGCTTGTGAGCAGCTGAGACATGAGAACACCCTATTAATGCATAATGCGGTTTAATTCTCATACTATGTACGAGTCAATGAAAGAAGAGGTATCGCGTGAATCGTCTCCAAACACAACATCACGCTCTTCTGCAATTCCAGCCGACTCTGTTGGGAGCCAGGCATTAAGCTCTGGAAGCATCGAAATCGTATCCAAAAAGTCATCTTTACCTTTGATGCCGCTTTGGGTCGCTAAACTTAACTCAGATATGGCTTCTGCCATAATAGGGGTTTCTCTCAGTTCAGCAGGAAAAAAGATCTTTCCCGCGGCAAACAGAGGAACCACCAAGTTAAATCTTGAGAGTTTGTTAAGGATTGGCCTAATCCCAGGTGTTCCTTTTTGCATGGCAAAACTGAACCAAGCACTTCGGGTCATCATTTCGTTTTGGAGCCATTGAATGAATGCATTCTGCTGGCCGCTGATCTCTACACCTACGCTTTGGGGACTGTAGATCGCAACAAACCTAAACAAGTCGTCGATGCTTACATTCATCTTTTGGCGCTTACAGATGCCGTCGACCCAGAACCAGTCACCATTATTGTTGATCGCCCACACAGATATGACTGTGTAATCTGAGGTTTCTTTGTCTGAAGTGGCAAAGTCAGTGGTGATGTAGAAATTAAATGCGATTTTTCTTTTAAGAAGAGATTTTCTCGAGTACCACTGGATTTCGTTGTCTTGGACCAGTCGTTCTTCTTCTGAGCTAATCCGCAGCATAAGTTCTTGGTTGAAGCTGCTGATTTTGCCTGTTTTTACTGAGTCGTTGTATTGTTCCACAACGTAATCATAAGAAAATCTGTCTTCCCAGGAACCAGCAAATTCTTCTCGCGTACATGGGAAGGATTCACATACTGGCCAAACGTTGACGTCCCAGGCTCCGGACTCCACTGCTTGGTATAGAATATCCATCTTGTTAAAAGGAGTTCCATTAAAGATGATCTTTCTTTTGGTGGGGTCGAGAGCATATTCGATGCCTTTGTAGACGGTGTCTTCAATTGCGGCCATTGAAGCTTTAGAGCGTGCATCTTCATCTGAGACCAAGTCATCAAGCACTGCTAGCTTTGGGCGTTTGGCAAAGATCTTCGTACCGCGAATGCCTGTCTTGGCACCAAACATCTTGATACCAAACTTCTTACCGTCTTGGTTTTCGTATTCGATATAGTTATCAGTGAACTTGGCTTTAGGTAGGTATTCCTGAAGGAACTCAGAATTGTAGTATCTAAACTCAATATTTTTACGAGCGGATTTAACGCCGTTATCCATTGAGTCTGACACGTAGATCATCGAGTCTAGCTCACCAAAATTAGGAAGCTCTCTAAAGATAGCCAGATAGAAATTCAGGTATTCAAAAAACAAAGTGGTCTTGGCGATACCACGGTGACACAGATTAGCGACTTTGCGTTTGTCACTGACCATTTTGTCTAGCATCTTCAAGTGAACCACAGGGGTTTTATGAGACTCCCCTTGTCCGCCATTCACCAGTTTAACAAAGTTCATAAAAGAAAGAGCAAACGCTGAAGGTACGTATGTGCCGTTGTTTAGATGCTCATAGTCGACGGTGTCTAACCAATCATCGACAGTCTTTTTCCTGACAGATTCAAACTTTTCTCTGTCAATCAGGTCTGTGTGTTCAGACATTAAATTTGGTTACCTTCTGCATCAAACAAATCAGCATGAGCAATTGTCTTTGTGGTTTCGCCGGCTTGGATCTGCTTAGCTTGGTGTGACGCAACTTGCATCATGACATTCTTAAGCTCAGAGATGCCTGAGTTATCTTTGATGTTAACGTCCATCTCAATCTTGCTTGTTTCGGGGCGTTTAAGTGCATTGAGAATCGAGTTAGCAGCTTCACATTGAACTTTCTCACTTTGAGCATGAATCATGAGATGAGCCTGTTGGTTCAGGGCTTGTTGGTAAAGATCCTGATTCAGAATACACGCAGGGATTACTGCTTGTTCCAGGATAATGTTTACAAGCTTATTTTTATGATAGGCTGCTACAAAAGCACTTATGTGCTTGTCGTCTTTACCGTCAGCACGCATTTTACGTACACGATCGGGAAACGTAAGCCCATACGCATCTTTGTTTGAGTAGCCCATCATCTTGTAAGTGACGTATGCGCAAGCCTCAAGATACTGCTCAACCTTAAACTTACCGTCTTTCATGACGGAAGCGTAACCTACAAAATTATCCCGGATCTCATCAGCAACAAGTGGATCCAAAGAAATTGAATTGATCTTGTTGACCAATTCATCTGAAACTTTGATCTTCAATTGAGCAGGAAGTGCTTTTCTGATGTCTTCTTTTGTGAAGGCATTAGTGTCGTCTACGAGTACGGATTCAGGGCTAGGGGAAGAAGATGTAACCATCTTTCTTTCGAGTCCGGCTGCTTTAAAAATATCCATACGGCTAGTAGACATCAATCATCTTCCCATTAGTGTTTAGGCTCTATTGGGTTATGCGTAACTATAACCTTAACTTTTGACAATACCCAAGAAAGACACCCAATGATTAATTTTAAGAATCCAAACGATATGCTGCCATCTGAGATGGCCACTTACATTGCTGCACTGCACAATGAGATTGAGATTTTGGCGAAGAAAGCTCTTGTTTTTAAAGACGCAGATACTTTTGCAGCAGCCGGTAACACTGGAAGCTACGGCACAAAAGAAGAGCTATTAGAGGAGATGGATATTGGTGAGGTAATTGAAGCAGTGTCTTTTAAGAAAATTGAACAATCTTTTGTTGTCAAAATCTCTAAAGAACGTATCGACAATTACCCCACCAGAATCGAAGCTGAAGCAGCAGGTATGCTACACAGCGTTTAGATTTTTAGTTTAGGAAACCCTGTCAGAGGATCAATTTCTCTTTCAGGGTTTGCTGGAGTTGGAACAGGCTCTTCACCAAAAAGATCACCTGGCTCGGCATTCACAGCCGGTGTGGTGACATTGTCAACAATATCTACTGGATCCAGTTCAAGAACGTCTTCGACTGGTTCAGTCACTTTGATGGCCTCGGCCAAAGCGGCCGCAATTTCTGCATCAGAAAGGGCCTGAGCTTCAGCCTCAATTTTAGCCTGCTCTTCGGCCTCCGCTTTAGCAACAGCCTCAACCTCTTTAAGAATACGCTGGATCTCTGCAGCATCGGCCGCTTCTTTTGCAAGACGCTCAGCTTCAAGACGAGCAAACTCGTCTTCAATAGCTTTTTGTGCAGCAGCGGCTTCTTCTGCAATACGCTTAGCTTCAGCTGCGGCAGCTTCTTCAGCACGACGAACTTCAGCCAGTCTTTCGGCCTCGATCGCAGCGTCTGTGTTGGTGACCAAGTCAGGAAGCTGGGTCAGGCTTTTAATGAAATCAGCCAGACCTGTCAGAGCAGTGGTGAGCTCTGCCTGTTTAGCCATAAGTGCATCCTGGGCAGCTAGACGAGCAGAATGTGCATCGACAGCTTTTTCAGAATAGATTCTTGTGTCTTCTTCGTGTGTGGCGATTTCAGCAAGAATTGCATCCATCTCCTGCCCAAATTTTGCATAGTTTTTCATGTGATCATCGTCTTTGTTAACAGTACTTTTGCTAAACAGTCTCATTTGGGTGATCCAGCCATTCTTAAGTTATTCGCGCATCAGGTGAAGTTATTTGTTTTGTTTTTAATGACTCCGGTGTCAACAAATCTTTGGGGGTTGACACTCCAAAAAAATCATTAGTAAACCTTGAGCTTCTTTTTTGTCCTTTTTTCTTAAACAACACAGGAATTCTTTTACTATACAGTTTAAGAGTATTATATTACTTAAGGCGGCAGCTTAGCCGTCGTCCGGAGGGCCGCAGGCCCGACAGGGCGTAAGGCTAAGGTGACGCCGTTAATAGAATAAAAGGATTTAATTATGACTATACTGTCTGATAATTATCTTACTGATAGCCATAGTGAGAATTACCTAAATATCCCTTCTCCCATCCCTGGGGTGCCCGGCCAACCCAACTCTACCAGCATTAATTATATTCTGCGTAAGGCTTTTGAGACACTTGCGGCGATGGAGGCTATTCAAGCCGAAGTTCTTAGCTTGGATCTCTCAAGTATTGATATCGCAGCATATCCTGCCAGACCGTAGCGGAGAGTCATCATGGGTCAGCCACAGCCTACCGATATTTTTGGTATTAAAGTTGGGGCAACCCAAGGAACTGCAGGAACAGGAACCGCTTACAGCGTCCGTTGGTCTGAAATGGTTGCCGCAATGGGAGCCGATTACGCTACTGTTGCTCAGGGTAATTTAGCCGTTTCTGCTCTTCAGTCTGAAACTAGCCACGCAGATGTTTTGGTAGATGGTGATTTTACATCAAATGGCATCATGAAGCGTACAGGCGCTGGTGCTTATGGGATCGTTACTGATAATTCTAGTAACTGGGACGCTGCTTACAGTTGGGGAAATCATGGATCTGCCGGTTACATCACAGGATACACTGTTACAGAATCTGATGTGACATCTCGCCAAAGTGCATTGGTAATCGCGCAGTCTCAAGTCACGGGACTTACATCTAGCCTGTCAGGCAAAGCTGCCGCATCTCACGTACACAGCGCAGACGACATTATTTCTGGTGTTCTAGACATTGCTCGAATACCTCCAGCTGTGTTTGCTGCGCCTACTGTCTCTACCGGAGACGTCGCAGATCTGAATGCAAGTCAACAATCAGCAATAATCGAAGGCTCTCATGTTGTAACAACAGATGGCAGATCTTGGGTTTATTCTGGAACTGGAACCAAGACCCTTGAAGCTTCTTACATAGAACTTGGAGATGTCACACCTGAATGGTCTGTAATTGCCAATAAGCCAGCTAGTTTCACACCATCAACGCATACCCACGCAATCACAGATGTTACAGGTTTTACAAACAACTCAGGTAATTGGGATACGGCATACGGCTGGGGAAACCATTCAACTGAAGGATATCTGAAGTCTCAAACATCCCATGCCGACGTTGTCGTTGACGGTGATTTTACATCTAACGGTATCCTTAAACGAACTGCTTCCGGTGTCTACGGAATCGTTACCGACAATAGCGGTAACTGGAACACCGCTTTTGGATGGGGAAACCATGCCTCTGCCGGGTACGCCTCATCTACCCATACTCATGCGGCCGGTGATATCACTAGTGGTACAATTGCTTCGGCCAGACTTGGCTCAGGTACAGCTGATGGAACTACATTCCTAAGAGGTGATGGAACGTGGGCTGTTCCAGCTGGTGCCAGCGATGTGTCTGGCCTGGCCTTCTCCCCTAATCAGGTGAGCAGCACACAGGCATTCTACGACCCGTCAGACCTGAGCAGCCTTTACCAGTCGAGAACTGGTGGTGATATTGTCAGCGCAGACGGTCAGACTGTCGGCATCATGCTGGACA